GCATTAACCTAGGGCTGTAATGAACATTGGCAAACTCGACAAGCGCATTACGTTACAAAGCAGGTCGGCTACGCTTGACGATTACGGTCAAGAGTTAAACAGTTGGTCTGACACAGCCACCGTATGGGCAAATGTAAAGCCTCTTGGTGGGCGTGAGAAATTGCGTGCAATGGCTGTTGAGTCATTGCTAACGCATACTGTAACAGTACGTTATAACGTACTCTTTTTACCGCCAACCATAGTAGACGCTCGGCGCATTCGCTACGTTACACCAGCGGGAGTTCGGATATTTAATATCAATGCGGCGCAGGACTTGGATGAAGCGCGGAAGCACATCGTCTTTGACTGCACCGAGGACTCGGAGACTGGACAATGAGCCAAGAGATACAAATCAAAGGACTCAAAGAGCTAGACGATTTGATGAAACAGTTGCCAGCTAAGATTTACAATCGCGTGCTAAAGGGTGGGATGCGTGCGGGTCAAAAGGTTTTGGCTGATGCGGCTAAGGGTTACTTGCAAGCTAACGGCTCGGTTGATTCTGGCGAGTTATTGAAAAGCATTAGAATTAGATTTAATCGCAAAAGCGAACGCTTTGGCTATGCTCGCGCTTATGTAATGGCTGGTAATAAAGAAGCCTACTACGCCCACATGATTGAATATGGTACGGGTTCATACTACGCAGGTAACGGCACAAAGTCTGTCAAAGGGCCTTACGAAATACGGCCCAAAGGCGAAGGCAGTTTGCTTGTGGCTGGTATTAATAGAAACCTTGTGACGCACCCAGGCATTAAACCAAAGCCATTTATGCGTCCAGCAGTTGACAACTATGCTGATGATGCCATTACTGCTGTTTTTAATTACTTGCAAAAAAGAATACCTAAAGAGGTATTGAAACTATGAACGCTGAAATCATTATTGCAAGCCTACTAAACAAGCCAGCCATCACCGCCTTGGTGGGAAACCGCAGGGCGCTTACACAGTTGCCCCAAAACAGCGCTATGCCAGCGTTGGTCTACAATATCATTGACGGCGTGCCTGAACCTAATATTGCTTACCAACAGGGCGCACAAAGGGCATTTGCTCGAATACAAATAAATCCGTTGGGCTTAACAATTCCTGATGTAAAATCTATCCATGCGGCAGTTCGAGGTGCAATTGACTTCACTCACCAAACAATGGTCGCAGGTAAATTGGTAATTAGTTGTCGCTTTGATAACATGAGCGAGATGACTAAAGAAATCGACAGCGGCATCTATACTCAGCCAGTTGATTACATTCTGCGTTATTATGAGTGAAGCATCTATTATTTTTTAGGGGATTACTATGACTGTATTTACATCCGCAGGTACTACGCTAACTATTTCGGCAAGTATTCCTGCCACGTTTGACGACTCTGGTTACGCTACTGTTTTCGCAGAATCGCCCGGCCCTGCCACTGTTGGCGAGATCACGGACTTGGGCGAGTTTGGGCGTGAGTTTGCGCTTGTAACTCACATGCCTGTCGGCTCGCGTGGCACGCAGAAGTTTAAGGGTTCGTTCAACGAAGGCACAATCGCCTTGTCAATGGGCTTGGACACCGACGATGCTGGCCAGATTTCGATGAAGGCAGCTTCACTTTCTGATAGTAACTATTCGTTTTTGGTTACGACTCAGAACGGCGACAAGTACTATTTCCAAGCCAAAGTCATGTCATTCAAAGTTAACGTCGCAAGCGTGGATTCAATCACGACTGCAACGGCATCGCTTGAGTTGACAACGACTGCCGCTGGTGTTGGTATTGTTGAAGCCTTAGCCGCGTAATGCGGCGCAGTAAAGTTCCGACTAACAGTAGTCATCTTCCATCGCTGGAGGATGCTGCTGTTAGTTCGGATATTCCATCCAGCGAAAAACCCAAGGAAGTTAAAATGTCATTTGATATTTCAAAATTGGCAGTATCAGCCACGTCCGTCATTGACCTTGAAGACCCAAGCGGAGAGGCTTTGGTTGACGATAGCGGCAACGCAATCAGCGTGACTGTCTATGGCCCTGGCTCCAAGCAATTCCAAAAAGCGTCAGGCGTTCGCAATCGTGCCATTTTGGATTACGTTCGCAAGGGCGGCAAGAAAATGAAGGACGATGAGCAGCGAGAACTTGACGCTGACTTTTTATCCGCTTGCACCGTTAGCTTTAACGGCTTTACTTACAAAGAATTTACGGGCTACGAGATGTTTAAGCAAGCTTATCTTGACCCGTCGATTGGGTTTATTGCCGAGCAAGTTAATAAAGCCATTGGTGACTGGTCAAATTTTACGCAGGGGTCGTCGAAGACCTAGCGTTATATGCTAGACAATTGGGATGGTTTCATTCCGTCCCAAAATCTGACCCACCAAGCAAAGAAAAAGCAGTGTGCCGAGCTGACAAAATAACAGCAAACGGGGGCGAACCACTTATGCCACCGATTGACGCTGATTATATTGTCGGCTACTGGCACGAGCTTGGGCTAGTAGGCTCAGGCGCAATGGGTGCAGTCGCCCTTTCTTCGTCTGAAATACTGGCTTGGTGTGACTTAAGTGCGGTAGAATTAGAGCCATGGGAGTTTTCGGCTATTCGCAAAATGTCTCAGAATTATATTTCTTTATTACACGCAGGCGAGAACCAATCCGAACCACCACCTTACGGCTCATTGTCGCAAGAATATGACAGAGATGTGGTGCAAAAGAAAATCTCTAACGCATTTAAAGCATTCATGATGGCGGGTCGCAAATGAAACCAGTCGCACAGCTAGTTATTGAAATGACGGCAAACGTTGCCAGACTTGAAAAAGACATGGCACGCGCTCGCAATAGCGTCGATGGTGCTATGCGTAAGATTCAGGCAAGCGTGCGCGTTGCTATGCGTGCCTTGGGTGCGCTTGGTCTTGGTCTTGGTGCGGCTCAATTGGTTGGCTTTGTGCGAAGCGCGATCAATGCTGGCGACGAGATGGTTAAGCTGTCACAGCAGGTGGGTATAGCCACACAAAATATTGCTGGTTTGCAGTTGTCTTTTCGACAAGGCGGTGTGAATGCAAGCGAAATGTCAATGGCGATGGCTCGCCTAGTTGATGGCATGAGCAAGCAAACCGATGCTTACAAAAAATTAAACTTGACCAGCACGGACACACTTGGCGCTCTTTCTGAAGTTGCCGATATATTCCAAAAGATGCCAGACGGCGCAGAAAAGTCAGCTTTGGCTTACGAGTTGTTTGGTCGTTCTGGCATGAAGTTAATCCCAGTACTTAACCAAGGAGCGGCTGGACTGCAAAGTTATATTGATTTGTCGCAGAAACTGGGCATGGTTGTGACAACGGACGTTGGTAAAAAGTTTGAGCTGTACAACGACACGCTAGACACAGTGTCGGCGGCAATGAGTGGGCTAGCCAATCAAGCAGCCATTGCAATCATACCTGCCTTGCAAAGCGTGGCAGATGCTTTGCTGTCAGCCTTTACAAGTGGCTCGGTACAGCGCGGCATTGACACAATGATTGAGGCTGTAAAAATACTTGGCATAGTTCTTGCTGGCAAATTGATTGCGTCTATTGCGGCTATGGCTAGTGGCTTGGTGACGATGGCGGCTGGCATGACTGCGGCGACTGCGGCAACGGGTGGCCTAACCATTGCGCTATCGACAATGAGGGGCGTTGTGGCTTTGATGGGTGGCCCAATTGGTCTAATCGCCACAGCAGCTACCGCCTTGGTTTATTTCACCGAGAAGGCATCCGCAGCAGAAACCACAGTTGACGGTCTTTCCAAATCATTAGGCGTGACAAACGCCGAATTGATTAACATGACAAAGATTCAAATTGAGCAAAAGATTGTTGATGTTGCGCTAGAACTGCAACAGTTAGAAGTTCAGTTGTTAAAAGCGGCATTGGCTCAGGATGCTTTGAACCAAGCAATGTCCGACCCAGAGGCTTATGCTTTTGAAGGCGGCAAAATTTCAACCGAAATGAATAACGTCAACAAGCGTTCGGTTGCTTTGTTTAGTATTCTTGAGAGGCTTAAGGATCAACTAGTTGATACAACTAAAAAATCAAACAATCTTGGGGACTCATCTAAAAAATCTGCCGACGCAATTGCTGAGTTAATTGAAAAGTACCGCCAAGAAACTAATGCTTTGATTATGTCGACAGACGAGAAAGAGCGTGCGGCATTTACTCAGGCAATGCTTAACGAGGGCGTTAAGAAAGGCACGGCGGCTTACAAAGAATACTTGGATTTATTTGACGTTGCTCGCGTTGAGCGTCTCACTCTTCAGTCGCAAATTAAGTCTATTGAGCTTGAGAAAAAAGCCAATGAGGAAAGACTAGCAGAGCGCGTGCGG